CCCGAGTTCCTTGCCCGGCACCTTGCGAACAAGCGCAAGCGGTACCCGGAATTACGATCATGACTCCCGACATTAACAAGATACTCGCTCGCCCATGCAACAAGGCATGCGACGCTTACGGTTCCTCCATGGGAAGGCGCGATCAGCGCGAAGGGACGCCTGAGCGCCTTCACCTTCAGAAACTCCGCTTTGTGGGAGGGGACTATGATACTGGCGGTGCCTATTGGGGTGGAGGGAGCAAGGACGGTGCCATCTATTGCGCCTTCTCGCCAGAGGACACAGAGAACGACGTGCCGATTATGGTGTTCGTAAGGGCCAGGAACCGCGAGGAGGCGAAACACAAGATTCGCGATTTGCTACCCGGAGAAGGATGGAGTTTCACCTATCAAGAACGGTAACGAGAACGTACTAGGAAGGCCGTACGGCCCTTACAGGAGAGGATCATGGCACGCAGTACCGCACATTGGACGTTTTGCACCTTTACAAGTGGCGAACAAGGATGGCGCATTCAAGTCGACTGCGCTTCTGGTTGGACTGATTGGCCCATTCAATACGAAGATGGCAGTATCGCTTACGACTTCCCTGAGCGTATTCCCGCGAGCGTTAAGAGACAAGTAGAACGCCTTTACCGAATTGGTGCCCCTGTGTCTTACTTCGGAGTCGTAAAGACGAACGGGGAAAAGGAATTACTCATTCGCAAGTTCGCCACGAAGGAGGAAGCAGTCACCTGTATTAATCGACTTATGGCAACAGCGACTCCGACGTATTGGTACGAGATTCGACCGACCGAGAAAGGATAGTCTCATGAAGGTATACCAGAAACTCGCAACAGCTATCGATGCTTACAAGCGGTGCGTCAAAGAGGGAAACGGACTCTGGGAGGACAGGCACAAGCAAACCATCTCCGCCATTATGGACACTGCCCCGTCTGGCGCAGGTATTGATAATGGCACAAAGCTAGACCTTGAAGCGTCGACGGCGAATAAGCTAGTGTTCACCTTTGGGTTTCACCATATGAATGACGGTGGCTATTACGACGGATGGACTGAGCATGTCCTGCGCGCCGTTCCCTCCTTCGTTTGCGGAGTGGAGCTGACGATCAGCGGCAGAAACAGAAACGATATCAAGGAGTATCTGTATGAACTGTATGAAGGTTGGCTGTCAGAGGAATGGACGGATCCTGTTCTAGCCGCTTTCACTTCCCCTCTGCAGGAGATTAGATAATGACGTTCATCGACCAAGCCCGCGAGCGAGTGAACACCATTACGAAACTCGCCTTGAAGCACGATGGCTACCCGGAAGATACCTTTGACGCTGACTTCACTCCTACCAATCCATGGCTGCCACTTCTCCGGACAGCGCGCAGGAACCTGGCGGAACACGTCATGGCCGACGAGAAGCATGGCGCGCTTGTCGTCAAAGACTTGAAGCGTGATTGAAGGATTACAAAGTTTCATATCAAAACCAGGCGTCGACTGCGGAATGATGTAAATGGCGGCAATTGGCTGCCTTGTTCGAACGAAAGGGACGACGGATGAAGTACCGAGGATACACGATATCGAAAAGCGGGATGAATTACACTGTCAACAAACCCAACGGGGAAAGACTCGGCGCCGAAATAGCGGCAACAATCGAAACGGCAAAGAAGTGGATCAATTGGGATATTTCGGAAACGATAATCTCAAACGCCCGAAAGGCAAGCGTTAAAACGAACGATAGGAGCTGATCATGGAATACACTTTGACTCTGCATGGCTACTGCGGAATGCCCATACCGATTGAGGAAGGCGATAGGGAAACGGTTCGCCAGAAGGCTGCCGCATGGCTTCGTTCCCTGCGAAGAGACGGGTTCCCTATCGCGCTGTTGGAGAAGGGCAAAGAGTGGGAGGTACAGGAACCGGACGACTGCGTTATGGTGCCTGACTGCTGCGGGATCCTTCACATTCGCCAGAAGCCCGTTCGCATGGTGACGTGTTGGGAATGCGACGAGGAGTTTCCTGCTGGAGAGTATCACGAATGTTTGGTAGACGAGGAATGGGAAGCAGAGGAGAAAGCGCGCCTGACGCAAGAAGAAGAGGTAGAGGACTAGCGGAACCGCCGCACAGGATTACAGAGGGAAAGGTACGACCATGGCATACTTATACAAGATTGATCCGCAGTTCTATCATGGCAATTATCACTATTCAACACACCCGACTCACAATCGGGAAAGCTACTACTCCCTTCGCTCGCAAGTCAGGAAGTGGAGACGGCAAGGGATAGCGCGCATGGACGTGCTATGGTATGCGCCTTCCCTAGGCATTGAACCCTACACGACCGAGGTAACGCGGAGGGAAGCGTACGATTGGGGAAGCAAAACCTGGTATACCGTTCCGCGGCTATGTTCGCCACGATTACACTGGGGTTTGCGAGTCGCTGTCAATGCATGCGTCGGTCGGCTGCCGTAATCATTACGAGGAGGAGACGAACGTGTATCAAGTTCACTATTCGCTTAACGTTGGCGGCCCTTGGTATCTTCTTGAGCATACAGTGTTTACGCTGCAGGAGGCGTGGGACTGTGCAGCCTTCTGGCGGGACTACAGCAAAGACGGGTACGCCGTTCGAATTTCGCCGATTGTTGCTACTAAATAAGGAGACGTCAACATGGTCGCCACAATTACGCTCAACAACTTTGACTTCCAATTCTCTGACAGTGACGTTGTAAACCCTGATGATTACATCCCGAAGGGAGAATACAATCCGCATAACGTTCGCCCATGGCTTCTTCACCACGAAGGGCTTTCTCTCGCCATTGTGTTTGCCGAATGCCTGCAAGACGCCTTAGACGAAGCAGCAGACGCCGGCAAGCTCGACAGGTTCCAAGTGGCAGAGGAGGACATGGGAGATTACGGAGACGACGAAGAGGGTATCACTCGGTTGGGGAACGCGTCTGAGCCCTTTGATATTGAAAGTGTTGGCGTATTGGAATTGCCTAATCCACCCTTCTCGTTTTGCGCGCTGTTGAAAGCGACCGACGAACGCGTACAGCGATTGGTGCAGTTTCATCGGAGTAAGCTCTAACTTCAAGCCGGCGCCTTTGTTGGGGTGGTGAGGAGAAGCTATGCGGCAATTGAGAATGACAAAATACGGGTTACAGGAAAACGCCATAGGGTTAACCGTCACTTGGACTGAGCATGGTCGGGAACACTTAGCGCGAGTTACGGGTTACGCTTTGAAGAAGACGTCTGGAGATAACTCAGTCCTTGTCCTGCAAACCGCGTACTTCAACGGAGAGCAGGCTCCGTTTGTCTCTCCTTGGGCCGTTCGCGTGTTGGAGGAGAGGCCAGAAGACTTTGAGACTGCCGATCCTGACGAGATTACAGACGCCGCGCCAGGCGAACCACGGCGTCAAACGGAGAGGGTTCAGGAGTAGGGCTGTCTCCTTATGCCAGAAGCGGCAGAGGGTCGTCAGAATCGGCGCGTAGTGCGCCAGAGAGGATATTGACATGCAACAGAAGTTCACCGTCCGTCAAATTGAAACAGCCGTAACCCGAGATAACGAATGGAATGGAACTTGCTTTCAAACAAGCTGGGCCGTTGGTGCCGTCGACTCTGCCGACTGCTGGCATGTCGTCAGCCGGACGCGTTCGATAGAACAGGCACGCAGGATTGCGCAGCAGTTAAATGCTGCGGAGATTTGTTGAGAGGATTACAATGAAGCGATTACTCTGGTTAACCCTTCCCGTTACCTTACTCCTCGCCGGCTGCGGCGATGATTACGCGATTGTTTACCGTTCACCGTCCGGCATGGTGCGAGTGGTCGAAGACGCCGCATGGACACAGAGGAAAGCGTTTGCCTTCTCCCGACAGTTGGAGACGGCCGGCTACGCGAGGAAAGGTTCGACCCTGGTTGTCACGCACGACGCCGCTTGTGATTTGATGAAACAGAACTCGGTTCGATAACTGTTCTTCAAATTACCCTGCAGAAACGATTACAAACCGCCGATAGATGAACCGGTTCCAATCAGGGAACCCTGTTACGAGAGCGAGGACACGAGCATGCGAGACTCAATTACAGTACGACTGCAATACGATGTAAAGAGCGGCAGTGTTGCTGCGGCCAAGGAAGCTATTGAACATCGGTTTCTGCAATTCCTGCCAGGTTTGGAGGAGTTCGTCGGCCCGGATTATCACGCCAAAAGGTATAGTGCCGATGTAAACCCTGAGGAGGTGAGTGGGTATTCGAATTATCCCACTTTCCAAGTCGCCATGTTCCTCTCCAACAACAAGCCACAATATGACAATTGCCGAATCTTGGCGAAGAACGCACTCCGCGAAGAGATGCCCACCGTTTGGCTTGCCGACATGTTGAAGGAAAAGGTGGAGCAAGGATGGTTACAAATGGATCGACAGGAAGAGCAACTGTGCGGCGATGTTGATACGCTCGCCCATTCCCTCCTCTCTGCTGCGCTTGGTCGCGTCAACTGGATGGAGATAGCCGAAGAATGGCTGAGCCAGGCGCGCGAGGAGGTTGCCTGACTATGACGCGCACTCGTAAACCTACGGCGGTTGATGAATACCTGAACAGCGTTATGAATTACGGAGGCGAATATCTCCGCGTTCACGAGGTTTGTAAACGATTACGCAAGGCTGCTGCCAGTTGGGTAGATGGATGGACGCGACAGGAAGCCCTTGTCTCCTCCTATATGTGTGGTGCCATGCAGTCAGATCGGATCCTCCCTCCGCCAGAAGAGCCCGGCTGGCGCTGCGAGGGATGCGACTGCGAGGTATGGCGCGATCTTGGTCCGCACAAATGTTTTCAATGCTTGGAAGAGGAAGAGGAGGTTTCCTGATGGCTTGGCAAGCGCCATGGGAAGACGAATACCGGCGGATTGACGCGCTACGTCAGCAGCTCGCCGCCGAAGGGACATGCCTTGGTTGGGGCGAATGCCGTATCAGTTTCTGGCGACTGCAGGACAAGGTTTATTGCTGCCGCAGTCATACGCAGATTGACTACTGCTGCCCGGCTGCGGAGTGGGACGCCTACAGCGCGAAGTTTCGCCGACCACTGCGAGCGGAGCCGATACCGTATTCAGATTGAAAGGAATTACCGACGATGATTGACGTTTATTCAGAAGGCGTCATGTGCGCTTGTGTATGCAGCGACTTGTCACAGGAGGAAGTAATCGAGCACATGAAAACGCGCCATAGGGCCGGCGAAACGCTTGTTTGGGAACTGTCCGAAGAACCGTTTGCGACAGGAGAGCCTAACCCTTGTCCATGCGATACGCTACCCGGCTGCAAGCACTATCTATTTTACTGCTGACGAGAGGGATACAATGGATACAACTGCGACCATTACACTCGAATCAGTTAGGTTAACGGGAGGACCCTTGTAATGAGGGTATTACTGACGGTAATGTTGGGTAAAGCTAAAAGGCAAAGACTCATCGAAATACCAGAATCTGATTTGGTGCGCTATAAGAACGATGAAGAGCGCAAAGAGGTAATTAACGACCATCTAGAGCAATTCGTCTGGGAACACGTCAAAGCGGAATACGAGATTATCAAATAATTATTACTTAAAGGAGATTCATTAATGGTTACACTCGAATCGGTCGGCCTAAAAGTCACTGCGTCTCAAACCACGCCTAGCAAGCCCGGCAAGGCGCCGCGGCCCGTCTGGGAAGTATCCGGACTTACCGGAGGGTTCGAAGACCTTCTTTACTCCCTCGGCGGTAAGAAGTGGCGTAGGGCCTTCTCCTTCTGGCACGACCCGACTGCAGAACTGTTGGAAGCTCTCCAAACGGCCGAGCGCACCTCCTTTGCCGAGCGCAAGGAAGGAGAACAGGAACGCGCTGCGGAACGAGCCGAGCGATACCGGGGGTATGCGGCTAATGCGGAGGCCAAGTCAGAGGCTGCCCATGAGAAGTTCCGCGCCATCCTTGACCCTATCCCGCTAGGGCAGCCGATTCTCGTCGGACATTACAGCGAAGCCCGGCACCGGAAGGCGCTGTCACGCGCTGACGCGGCGTTAGGGAAAGCCGTACAGGAAGCAGACAAGGCCAAGCATTACAAGAGCCGCGCTTTCTCCTCCTCTTGCAAGGCAGAAGGGCATGACGTCGGCTTTATGGCGCGCAGGTTGAAGGAGTCAGAAGCGGAGTTACGACGCTTGCAGCGTGTCCTTGCTGATTCGAACGAGGACATGTGCGGGAAGTACTCGCCCGATATAATCGAGCGCGAAAACTTGCGATTTGGTATTCTTATTTCTGAATACAAAGAGCGCGTAGCTTACTGGCAGCAGCAGATTGACGAAGCGGGAGGCGTTCCGTTGGCCCCGACCCCAGAGAAGCCGTCGAACATAAACAAGGGAGATTATGTATACTCCGATAGGGATTGGTGGCAAGTGATTAGGGTTAATGCGAAGACGGTTACGGCACAATGCCTGCTTCGTGGCTGCGATACATTTAAACCTAAAATCCCGTATGCGGAGATTGAGAAGGTGATTACGGCTGGGGAGTATGAGGCGGCGGTTGCGAAGAAGGAGGCGTCAAAGTGACCTGGTTACAATTGTATGAACAGATTCGGGCAATGACGCCCGAGGAGAAGCTTCTGCCTGTACGGATTCGCATGACACTGCCTTTTCAAGACGTTTTCAGAGAAGTAAACATTGAACGATCCGACAAAGCGTATCTTCTCGAAGGAGAGGACAATCCAAAAGCAGGCGTAATTCGCAAAGGCGAACTGTATCTTTGGTGAGAGGAGAAAAATGCCGAGAAGCTGGAAACCAGAAATGCTTGAGTGCGCGTGTTGTCATAAGGATTACGTATCTTACATGGGCAGCGATGAGATTTTCTGCTCAATACAATGTCAACGCGCAAGTACGCAATCTGTATCTTTAGAGAGAGGAAGACACACGATGAAACGACAAGGCACCATAAACTCCCTTTGCCGGGAGTTCCCTGCGTTGGCCGATCAAATCCGCCGAGCAGGAACGCGAATCATAGAAGATCACAGCCGAGAGGAAACGATTTACGGGTTCGAAGAGCGCCTTGGCGAACCTGTGCCGCGCACATACCGACTTTACTTCAGCGTATTCGCCAAGCCGAACATACCCGGCGACACCATTCTGTGGTTGACGGATGAGGGGTGCCACAACTGATGGATTACGAAGCGCAACTGTTAGAGGCCATAGCGCGCGGCGTGAAGGCCGTTCTTTACCGTCTCCATTACCGCCAAGCGACGACCGACGACGAGGGCGAGTTGCTCTCCTACTGCAGGTCCATCGACGATGCGCTTGAGGAATGGCGTGAAAGTCGGCGACCTAAGGCTACCCATGATGAAAGCCCGCCCGAGCCGGGGGAGCGCAACCGTGCCGATAGGCAGGACATCGCCGACAGTCAAGGGCATTAAATGAAGAAACAGGATATTACCTTTGAACTCGGCCGCATGTATTTCCACGAAAAGTACGGGGTGGGCACTGTGCTGGAGATCGCACATAGACCTAACGGGTTCTCTGGCGATCTTGTCCGCATGTTGACACTCGGCGGGATCGTTGAGTTCATCCTTGGAAGTGCGCTGGCCGATGAATGGGCGCGCGCCTAAGAATGTGTGCCGAAGCGCATGGCACAAAACTCCATGAAGCGGCTACCAAGCCAGATACTGACGGCGAGGAGGATTACGAACGCGAGAGCAGAAAGCAGGTTCTTCATAGTCCAATCGTCGGCATAACGGAGAGGAAACTTCAGCGATTATGCCGACGACTGCGCAAGAGCTTGTATATGCTCGTCCTCCTGACCGCGCATCATGGCCATCTCCACCCAGTCCATCGGGATAAGCGCGTTTGACTCCGAGCTGCAGAAACGGCCTAGCACGCGGCTGATATAGGCTGCGCTGTCCTCGCCCCACTCCAGTTTCTTCTGCTCCATGAAGTCGAGAGACATGCGTCCAGCGGCAAGCACTTCTTCCGTAGTTACGTAGCGGCAGTGCCAGGCTTTGTATTTCTCCCTGTCCTTCTGGATTTCGTAGAAGCGCCCTATCGGGTTCCCTGGCGTCGACATAGTGAGGATGTACGCCTCCCTCCCTGTGTCACCACCGGCCCCGGACAGCGCGCCTTCGGCCGCATCAAAGATTTCGTCGGGCACCGCCTTGCTCTCATCGATGACATAGAGGAGGCTGTCTGCGTGAGCGCCTTCCAGCTTCGCCGGCTCTTCCGGCGCGACGCAGAAGGCTCGCCCGTTGGAGAGGATGAGTTCGAGGGTTAGAAGCTCATTGCGAGGATTAAAAGGTGGGCGGCCGATCTTGTCCCACTTCAACTGTTTGCACCACTTCTTAACTTCAGGCCAGAGAAAATTACGAAGCTGTGTGCCTACCGAGGCGGTAATACAAATCTTGAAGTCTACCCCTGTGGCTTCTCGGGTTAAAGCGAACCACAGGATTAAAACTGAGGCGGTGCAGCTCTTACCGAGGCCGTGGGCGCCGCGTACGCAGATACGGCGTTTGTCGGTTATGTCGTTGAGTATCTCTTCCTGATAAGCGGTGAGAAATTCGCCATGTTTCCACTTGATACAGTCTCTGGCGAATTCGACAGGATTATGATAGTAAGTTTGCCCGAACTTCTCAAACTCCGACGTCCGCCTCGCCTTCGCCTGCGCCAGAAGCTGCGCCGTCTCCTTCTCCAACTGCTTCGCCTTCTGCGCTGCAGCGCCCGTCGGTAAGCGCAGCAATCCCAGCGAGTCTATCTCCTTCGCCATCCTGACCTTCTTTCAGTTCCTTGATAACCCGCTCATTCTCACGAATCACTTCGTTGACCAGCTCGCTTTCTCGCTCTTGCTCTACCACCTTCCAGAAGTACTCCATGAGAATCTTCGCGGCCGAAGTGCGCGCCATCTCGCTCTTGGCGTTGTCGCGCAGATCAACGAGCGTCTGCAGCGTCTTTGCTGCTTGGCCGCACACGGCGCCCAACACTATCGCCATCCCCTGCCGACGGGCTTCTACGTATTGCCGATTGAACTCCGGGTTCTGCAGCCAATTGTAAAGGGTCGTCCGATCAACGCCAATCGACTCCGCCGCCTGCTCCATGTTGGGGATGAGAAGCATGGCGGCGATGGCCTGGTTCCACAAGAGTTGCTGCTTTGTCGAACCGCGGGGACGACCGATGACGGGGAGGGTCTCTTCCGGCTCCTCGTCCTCTGCTGCAGGCATCCACGCCGGACGAGGCTCGGCTCGCGCTTTGATGGTGCCTTTCGGTTTTTGACGACGGGTTGCCATCGTTTAGACTACCAACCGCTGAAACAGATTATGCAAGAGTGGATTTCCATGGAATAAATCCATTTGCCGCAGCCGGGGCATCTATATCCGTTGGGATAAGTGGTGCCAGGTGGTTGAGGCGGTGTAAAAGGAATTGGTCTTGGACCAACAATTACAGGCTGTCGATCCTCCAACACCTTCACCCGCTCTTCCAGTTCTTTCAATCGCTTTTCAACTGAGTTCATTATTATCCCTCGTAAAGTTTTCTAAGGCGATTCTGACGCCCCTTTTTACTGGGGTGGGGCAACGGGAGGGGGAGACGACGAGAAGCCCGTAGAATCGAGCGGTGGTTCGCCAGCGGGGCATTCTAGGGACTGTCGATAACGGATACGATGCTCCAGCAACTGAAGCGCGGTGACGTCCCTCTCGTCTTCCCCTCCTTCGGCAGTCTGCGCCTGCCCTCCACCCTGCATGGCTCGCCGCGCCTGGGCGCCGTTCAGGGCGCTGGTGATCAACTGCCGCGCCTGCTGGGAGTTAGACAGGGCGACGCGAGTTTCCGTTCGACTGTGTTGGATCAACTTCTCGAAGAACTTGAGGCTCTCATCCAACTGGTAGATGCGCAGGCTAAGCAAGATGACACATACCCCGAGCAGCAGATAACCCACCGCGATGAATAAGTTCCCGTCCATTCATTCCTCCTGACCAAGCCCTCGTTTGTTGACCTCAGTGTATCCAAGGCAGGCGCTGTCTGTCAAACCCTCCTCCAGTGCGCTTTCCTAAAAATATGGGTATTGCCTTTATTGCAACATCAGCGCGTGGGCATTGTCTGATACGAGCGTCATTTTATTTTTATAGTTGTCCATTGTCAGGCAGGTAATGTGAAGAGAAATGATCTTATAATCAGACATGGTTAGCCTTGAGGAGAAGGCCCATGTATACCCGTGTGTACGTTTACTCATCTTCATTTGCGGATTCACTGTACATCAGGACGAAAAAATTGGTTTTTGATTAGCGCAGGCCCGCGCGCGCGCGCGGGCCTGCGCGCGTCTCCTCTCTTTCAAAAGAGAGGAGAGGAGAGGAAAATGATTGATCATGTCTTGTACTGTACTTAGAGTCTTAGAGTCTTTAATACATTATATAGAGTCGTGAGTTTTACAGATGTCATAGATGGAGAGGAAGGAGTGTCCCTTTTTTCAATGAGATGAGACATAGAAAAATCTCCCAATCCTTTTCTTTAGGTCGCGCGGGTATACATGAGGGGCTGTCCCAGCCAGCAATATAGCGTAAATATCATCGTGCCTACAAGCACGGATTTGAAACCTGTATAGATAGCAAGAAGGCGTGTTCAAAATCAGGAACGTGCCTGATGGTAGCGATAACTGCAATACCTTTATTTTGCGGTAACTTCCCTGCGCCCTGGTCGCTTGAGGCTGCGGACCCTGGTCAGGCCAATTATTTTCGCCGAAGGTTTGACGTTTCGGGAGTATCTCGGATAAATGCATTAACGAAGGAGAACGATATGGCGAAGGACGCACTCCAACAGTTAGAACAAGACCTGAAGAAGCAGTGTCTGCTGCTCTTCTCTGACCCAGAGACAGACCTACCCATTTTTATCGATCTGTTCGACGCCCCGCCGAAGCGAGGGGCCTTAAACGTTATCAGCATGGCCGAACGGTACGTTTCCCGTCCGTGGACACGGCGCATCCAGCAAATCATGGCGACGGGACGGTTGCCGGATGTTACGGTACTCGCTGATGATCTTGATCCATCGATAATGACTCAGTGGGCACCATACATCCACGAGCTATCTCTGCGTTTGGCAGAGGAGCCAGGGGGTACTATCGAAGAGACCGCCTCCGACAGCCTGGTGTTTACCCCCGAAGATGGTTCGGAGATTCTCGTCGATCAGGACCAATTCGATGAGATTTCGCAGCATCGCTGGCGGCTGCGCAATCCGGAATCCGAGTCAAGTGTTGTCTTGCACGTTTGTAGAGAATTTGGAATTGAATGTTCCTGCTCCTCGACAAGTCTTCATCGTTTTGTCGCAGATGCCCAAACGGATCAAATTGTCTGGCATCGGAAATCCTCGTATGACAACACCCGATCTAATCTCCTTCGCTGCTGTTTGAAACCAAGCAGAAAGCGACGAGACGAGATTCTTCAGAGGATCAAGATCATGATTGAGGAAAGGTCTCATCGGCGAGGACGCCCGAAGAAACGGCATGAGTGGAGGACGATTGAGGATCCAATCTAATGTCTAATGACCCCCGCCTAAAACTTACTGGCCCGTTCACGGCCCGAGTAGATCCCGACGTCTATGAAAAGCTCCGCGTCTATAAGTTCTACGCCGACTCGAACGGCCTTGGCTACCGCTGGAACGAGGACAAGACCAAGCGAATCTTCCTCCATCGCGAGGTGACAGGGGCTGGCCCTGGCGAATGGGTCTTCTTCCTGAACGAGGACCCAACCGACTGCCGGCGCGAGAACCTTGGTGTCTGTCCCCGCGGGGCGAAGCGCACCTATCGGCGCCGCGCCGTTCTGGAGAAGATGAAATCGGAACATCCGGCATCCGGGGAGGGGGCATCTATCCGTCTGACTGACGGCAGCGAGGTATGGGTCGACGCGGACGTGTACGACAGCCTGAAGGACCGAATCTGGCATCGATATAATGGCTGCGCGATGACGGTTCTCCCTGACGGGAAGCATCATTTTCTCCACCGCGAAGTCATGGGCTCGCCGCGTGGTCTCTACATCACTTTCAAGGATGGCGATAAACTAAACTGCAGACGAAACAATCTTGTCACATTCCATCCGGGCACCAAGCATGCCGTTCTGGCAGAGCTACGCGAGGAGGAAAACGCATGATCCACCGGCGATCTGTCAAAGGGTTCACCCTCATTGAGCTGCTCGTCGTGATCGGCATCGTCGTGCTGCTCGCCGCTTTGCTTCTGCCGGCGCTTCAGGCCGCCAGAAACAAGGCCCTCACCGCCGGCTGCCTGTCGAACCTCCGGCAGATTGGCTTCTCCCTCCGCATGTACCTCGACGACAACGACTCCTATTTCCCCGTGGGCGCCTATAACAGCGCGTCTCCCTCTCCCACTCCGCAGTGGGACGTCACTTGGCGTGACCTTCTCCTCCCCTATGCTGACTACCGCTCTACCCTGTACGCTTGTCCCGGATCTGTTTCTGATCAAAACTCCTACGGATGTAACCCCTGGCTCAGTCAATACTATCGGTCGATTTCCACGGCCACCCTTGACACCGATGACAAAGTTTGGGCCGGGGACCACATTACCGGGGACTGGGCCATTTTTCCGTGGGCCTACCGCGACGATCCCCGGCACCTCTACCTCACCCCACGACATCTCGGCCGCGTCAACATCCTCTTCGTCGACGGACGGGCACAGACGCTCCCCGTCGAGGCGCTGAACCTCATTCATCGCTACTGGCTGCCGCAGTAACTGGCCCGCAAAGCCACAGAAGACGATTCTGGCTGACTTTGCGGGCCGCTTGAATAGTTAGCCCTCACTGGCCCGAGACCGGGTTCCTGGAGCGGCTGGCTGCGGCTATCCGCCGAGTTTCTCTTCTGCTTTGAGAATGGTCCTGGCGTCGATGAGGGCTTCCTTCGCCGCCTCCAACCTCTCTAGGGAATCGGCCAAAAGCAGCGCCAACGGCAGATCCATATAGTTTGGAACGGGCTGCGGACATTTGTCGATGAACTTGAGCGCATCGACGTATCTTTCCGTCAAGGTCATCACTCGTCGGGCCGCAATCACCACATCCTCCTCTGAGTTCTTCATTCTGTTTCCTCGCTTTCCTCGAAATCAAACGGGTCGTCCTCAAACAACTCTGCCGTTGACATGTCCTCGTTGTGCTTCATGTTCGTTTCGGCCAAGGCCGCGGCCAGAGCGCGCGGCATCCCGTGCCGTTCTTCGGCGTACTGGTTCGCGAACTCGCGACTCGTCTTGAATCGGATGTTGCGACCCTGGATCACCAGGGCCTCGGTCTCCACCCGCTCTGCAGTCGGTCGCCCGGCATTCAACAGCCCTAGTTCTTCATGCAGCCGTTCTTTATCCCGCGAGGACAGCTCGTACGGATAGGAACGGCGTATCCGCCCATAGATGGGCAAGCAGTGGCGGCACAGCGAAACGTGGTCGTAGCGGCACACACCCTCCTCGCCGCAGCGCCAGCAGAGATCGAGGTCGGGGCTTCGCCAGTTCATCCGATAAGCCACGGCCGCCGGTTCGGCCCGCTCCGGGCGGCGACTGTTGGCGATGTCGACGAGTTGGCGCCAGTACTTGGGCATCCGCAGTCGGGCCAGTTCCAGTTGCTTCGGGGAGAGCAGCGGGCAGTCCGCGCTTCGGTCCCCTCTCTCAATCTCTCGCCGTCGCCAGATCGCCTGCTCGGCAAAACTGGAGAGGAGATCCGTATCACTCTCGGTAAACGCCTGCTGTTCCCAGAGACGAATCACGCTCCATGTCACGCTTTTGTCTGACCCCTCTAACTGCTGGAGGATCAGGTCTTTTGTCCACATTGTTTCTCCCTCCTTTCCTCATTTCCTTCTCTTGCAATCTTGGGGCCAATCGCTTCTGCCTGTTTGCGACCGGCCCTTGTTAGAATAATGGCAGGCGTGATGCAAATATCCAGGGCCGCCGAGTTCCGCCTAAAAGGAGCTGAACGTGGCGTCAGATCAATTACCCTATCTGGTCGAACAGGATCACCCCGATGTGATCACCGTCCGCATGAAATCGACCGGCCCTTCGTTTGAGCAGTGGTTTCTCCTCAGATCCGACGCCCACCACGATTCGAAGCACTGTGACCAGGCACTGGAGAAGAAACACCTGGATGAAGCATTGGCCCGCGGCGCCGGCATCATTGACCTGGGTGACATCTTTGACGCGATGGGGGGACGGGGGGATAAACGCTTCGATGAGGATGAGCTGCCGGACGATCTGAAGGCCACGCGCAAGACCTACTTTGATTCGCTGGTGAACTACGCGGGCGGTTTCTATGAACCCTATGCCAAAAACTGGATTCTGCTGGCCCCCGGCAATCACGAAACGTCCGTCCTCGATTTTTACCAAACCTGCCTGACGACCCGCCTGGCCGAGCGACTGCGGGCCGCGGGCAGCCCCGTCAAGGTGGGAACTTACTCCGGTTTCATCCGCCTGATGTTCACGTTCTGCAGCACGCAGCGCCAGAGCTTTACGATCTTCTTCCATCACGGTTTCGGAGGCAGCTCGCCGGTGACAAAAGGGGTCATCCACGGCAACCGCCAGCTCGTCTTCCTCGACCATGTGGATTTGATCATCTCGGGCCACCTGCACACCACCTACAACACCACCTATCGCCGCACCGGGCTGACCCCCGAAGGGCGACCGTACGAGAAGGACGTCGAGGTGGTGCGCATCCCGAGCTACAAGAACTCCTTCCGGGGTGGGAAGGGTTGGGCAATTCGTAAAGGGTTTGGACCGGAGCCGCTGGGGGCCTATTGGCTGCGCGTGTACTACCAAAACAAGCAGATGCACTACGAGGTGATGCGGGCGAAGTAAACCGGCCCAAACGACGGAAGGAGACAGGATCAATCTGTCTCCTTCGACCATCAGCTACCGATGTTTGCTACCGACTTCTCTTCCCTCCTCCGCGCTGAAGAACATCGCCCGGTCGGAGAGGTTTAAAAACTTTCTCTTTGGGGAAAGCATTAACGGGCGGCGTGTCCGTCCAAGTGGTGTTGCCAGGGCCGCCGCCCACGGAGGCGAGTTCAGTTGTACTCGCCTCCTCTTTTGTTGGGGTGCCGCCTCAGGCAGGCGGGTCACACAGGATCAGCTTGTTCGATTTTGCGTCGATGCGAATCTCCAATCCATAAAAGTTACGCGCGTATTCGACGAGGCATTCGTGATAGATTTCGTTCATCCGGCGGCGAGGAAGCGGCATCCCGACTTCTGCCTTATAGGGCCAGAGGACCCAGGAGAGCCCCATCGGTCCTTCTCCGAATTTTTGGTACATCGACATCCAGTGATGCCAGCCCCAGAACCTTACGTCCCTCCGATAGACCTCTCGCAGCGTGTTTTCCTCATCGATGGTAAGACACTCATCGGTTCGCATTTCATCCTTTCGTATCCGCACAGGTCATCGATCCCCGATGACATGGGGCGGCCCGAATCTCCTTGCTGTCTGGTGGGAGGGAGCCCGCTCCCTCCCTGCTGAGGCCGGCAATCCTCCATTATGGCAGAAGCAGCCGTTCTCTCTAGGGTGAGCCAGCAAGAATTGTCGTGCCAATGCGGATGGGGGACCAAGCACGTCTCGTGCCAAAAATTATAAGGCGCAATTCCTGACGGGAATTGCGCCTTGGTAGGCTATTGATAATGGATGGGTCAGGCGACGAGGATTTTAGCCTCGCTGATCCTCGCGCCGTCGCCCTCTGTTTCATAGAGGCTTCGCTGCTGGGCCTGGGCCACGACGTCGGCGAACTGCTCGACCTCGTTTCGCCACAGGCCGCGCCTTAAAACCACCCCCATGAATTCTTCCAGATCGTGGTGTAAGAGTTGGAGGGAAAGGCTGCCGTCTTCTTTTTCCTCGATCCAGGCATGGCTTAACTCGTGGTCGACGAGTGCCTCCCGCCGGGTCTGGTCCAAGGCCCGCCAGACGGGTTGGCTGATCACCATGCAGAAAAAGGCGCCGGGTCCGTCGCCGTCCGTCTCGCCGGCCAGAAAGGCGGCGAGACTGGAGACCTTTCGCATGGTTCCCCAGACTTCCTTGCCCTTCGATTTCATGTCTTTGATGGAAAACAGGCACTCTAAACGGGCGTTTTGCAGGTGCGGATGATGCTCGCGAATAATGGCCCGCGCGACCGCTTCGACTTCGGGAGCGGGGATAAACTTGGCTGTCATAGGGTCTCCTTGCGCATAAGAGGTGTTGTAACATCAGTGTACCGGAGCCGAGGAAGAACTGTCAAAACTTGACGCCCATTGGCCCGCATCTTGCACCGGGTGGGACTGAAGATATCATCAGTTATTGCCAATAATTATCGTCGTCGGGCACAAGCAAAGGCCCGCTACTGGGAAGGAGCAACCATGCAAAACCGCGGAGGAACGGTGCGCATGACCGTCGAACAGCATCTCCGGTATGACCCGGAGGAACCGGAGACATTCAACTGGTCTCTGGTCGTGAACCCTAAAATTGGTCTTCTTGCCGAGGCGTTGTCGATTGAGATCGTCCGCCGGCAAGATGAGTGGGAAGCCGGCAGCGGGCAGGAAGACGACCCGCTGATTCCGGGGCTGCGGGAAGCACTGCGGCACATCGCCCGGATCGCCGTCTGGGCCACCATGGTCGAAGCCAAAGTAAAGGTTGAAGAACCGCTTCAACCCCTTTTGCATCGATTATCAGACGTAATTTTATGATTGGCGTGCGTCTTGCAGCGGTGTGTTTATCGAGTTTACGAAGAGAGACTCGCTGAACAGGCGAGACGAGAAGCGGTTGACAGGATCCGCAGAGAGGAGACACAAAATGACCGAAATGAAACAGATCGAGCCGTGTGTGAGCCTGGATTTTGGCGACAACACGGGCGTTACGATCACGGTATCGGCCCGGCTGCAGCAAGGGGCGCAGAACTGGACCCCCGAGGAAGCCGGCGTCTGGTTCGGGCGGAACTGGCAGAGGGCGGCGGAGGTGTTGACGGCGATGACGGTGCATGAGGCCCTTGCAGTCGGAGCCCGTCTGGTTCGGCAGGGGGAGATCGCCTGGGCGCTGGCGGGAGGGGAAGCACCTGCGGCACCAGGCGAGGCGCTGCTGGACATCTCCTCCGGCGAGAGCGCGACCCCGCTGACGATTCCAGTGCAGTCGCCCGGTCTTCCGTTCACCGAAGATTCGCCGCGGCGCTATGAGGACCCGGAGGAGAATGCGGGAGAGGTCGAGCCGGCTGGCCCAGAGAGCGGTGGCGTTGCCCCGCCGCGCATCCCTGAAGGCGCCGCCGACTCTCCGGATCAAAAGAAGATCGTTCGTCATCTCAACCGATCAGGAAGGGCCATGTCGATTGCCGATCTGAAACGCGAGACGGGCCTGTCACAGTATCGCGTGACGAAGGCGGTTGAGCTTCTGACCGACAAGGGTTTGCTTCGCGCGGAGACGGCGCCGGGTAAGGGCCGCTGGAAGGAGCAGACGGTTTACTCGGGGTCGGGAAGTCGATGACCAGGGAAGTTCTAGGAGCAGCGAAGAGGCCCCGTGGGGGCCTCTTTTTCATCTTTGCTTGATTGCCTTGATAGTTAGCGATCCATTGACCGTCGAGATTTCGCAGCGCGGTGTGGGGTGACCCCCGACGCGCTCGGTAACCCGTACGGGACACCCCGTCTCATGGTGCAGACGGAGGGCTCGTTGGATCCCGGCCTGCCATCCCTCCTCGTCGGTGATGCGGCTCCAGGTCACAGTCCGGTCGCCCATCACCTCGATCTCCCCGATTACGTTCGTAACATCTCCAGGCCCCCCTTTCAGGTTTAATTTGGTGCGGAGAATGGGTATTGCACCGACGTAGCTCTCGGCGCCTCCCCCGAGGCGGGACTTGGACCTCGCTTCGAGACGGTACGGACGGCGCCGAGAGCCACTCCCCTATGGTGGGCTCTATTGTCGGAAGAGTCAATAATTAAGCGGGCGGGCGACAACCCGCTTAGCCCTATCGGAAGATCCGCTTGCACCAGATGGGTCTTGCTGATGACAGCGGCCCATGGCCATTACCTCGATGAACTCCAGATCGAGGGGGTGAGCCGGCTTACCCCGGTAGACGAACACCCCGATATGCCTCTTTCGCCTGGCCCGGAGAACAATGGCGAGACGATAGACGCCCTTCACCGCCGCCTCCTGTTCATGAGAATAAGCTCCCTTGTTCGCCGTAACGTAAGCTCCGGCGTTCAGGCAAGGCACCTGACAATCTTTCCTTACCCAGACGGGAGCATGTTGGACCCTATCGCAGTAAGAGTCAATAACTGAGCGGTCGTTTGTTCATCCGATCAGTGAAACTTCAAGGGCTCGGTTGCCCGAGAAGGATTTGAACGAGGGGTACAAGGCTAAATCCTCTCACCGGTAAGCGTTAGCGTTTACTGGTATCGGCTAACGCTTACCGGTGCAGGAATCAGGCACCCAATCGAGCCATTCGACCCCTACAACCCGTCGGCAGAGGCTCACCTGGCCCGGCACCGATTCGACTGCCGCCCAGAGGTAGCGGATGAATCCCTTCACGATGCGCCGCCGAAGGGCGGGCTCGACTTCGGGCCACCACTCTTGAAGACGGGGCATCTTATCGGTAACGAAAGGAAGCAGTCCGTCGAGATCAGGAGCCTCGGGACCGGCAGTCGCAGCGACGGCTTGAATCTCGGTCGTAAGCCGCTGAATGTCCTTCTCCTTGACGGCGCGGAGTCGGGCGATAGAGGCCCGCTGGATCTCACTCTCTTCGTCCAACTCGCGCCGGAGGAGATCGTCGAGCTGTCGTTCGGCCCGTCCTCGCTCAGCGGTGAGGGTCTCCAGATCGCGTCCAGCAGCGGTGTGAACCGCACGAAGGGCCTGGCGCGACCGATGCTCTTCAAGAGATTCGCGAAGCAGTTCGGGAGCGTCGAAGATTCGAGCCAGAGCTGCTTCAGCAGCGGCGTGAACGACATAGCGAGGGATGTAGACGCGGGCGACCTCGGGGCTGGCCTTTGTCGGCCGGCTTCTTCCGGCCTCATATGTCCAGCGGCTCGGATCGTCAGGGCGGTTCCGGTAGTTGCTGTCGGTGGCGAGGTAGGCGCTGCACTCCGGGTGGGAAACAAAACGCAGTACATCGCGGCACCAGCCATTCTCGTCACTGCCGGGATTAGCCCGCCGGTGTGCTCGCTGCCGAAGGACTACCTGTATCTGCTCCCACCGATCCCGACTGCACGCCGGCTCATACGTTCCCTGCCGCTCCGGCCATCGCCAGTCTTCGCGCTTCAGCCGGACATGCTTTCGCGAGCACTCGCGCTCGCCATGATGGGGACCGGTACGGCGCGCCGGCCAGCCGCAGATGGTGGGGTTGGTGAGGGTCTGGTAAACGACCCACCGGCCCACACCCCAACGGGCGGCGATCCGGTCAATGGAAAGCGAGAATATCTCTTCGCACCATCGCTGCAGGATCGTAAACTGCTCGGGGTGCGGCACGAAGTCCTCCCGTTCCGGATCCCAGCGATAGCCGAACGGCTCGCGCCCGTTCGGGGTCCGTCCTTCTCGGAGAAGCTTCTCCAGCTTGAGGGCCTTGCGCTCTTTGTACTTGCCGAGTTCATGCTCAGCGAAGATCCACTGGATCTGGGCCATGAGCCGGTCGTCGGTGTTGCGGAGATCGTAGCGGCGATGGAGGGTGAGGATGTGGATATCGGCGCGCGCCAGGGCGTCGGCGATCCGCCCGCGCTCCTGCATGGATCCCCGAGAAAGGCGCTCCAACTCGGTGACGAGGACGATGCCGCCCGCATCGTAGGGCAGCCTCTCCCAGTACTCCAGCAACGCTTTGAAACGCGGGCGACCGCTGATCGTTTCGGCCGATCCGATTTCTCGGATGTAGCGTTCAGGGGGGATAACGAGATCCTCGCGCAAGGCGAGGCGTTCCAGGGCTTCCTGGTGGTGGTCAAGGATCTTCGGATCGTCCGGGTCACCGAGCGCCCTCGACTTCCGGAGGTAGGGATAAAGACTGTTGTTCTCGTTCTGCACGGCGCTTCTCCTGGACCCGTGCGTACCCCGACAGGAATGCCTCGACGAGCAGGGCCATTACGTCAGCCGGTGATTCCCGCTCTGGACATTCCCGATCCGGGAACGACGGGATCGCGATCATGTTTTCTGTTTTCACGGTATTCTCCTTCGAATCCTCGGGCTTTCAGCGCATGTATATCCGAGGCTGCGAAGGAGCGTCAAATCGGTTAGTATGGAATTCGACAAGCCCCTGTCAGTCTGGCTCTGCAGCCGCACCGCAGTTCGCCTGAAACCCCCTTTCGAACCGCTGCGCGGCGTCCTGCTCCACACTGGTCAGGAGATGGCCATAGACATCCATCGTTACACCGATTCCGCTGTGACCGACGCGGGAGCTGATGGCTTTCATCTCCACGCCATACTTGATGAGGAGGGAGACATGCGTGTGTCGTAAGTCGTGAAACCGCATCTTTGGCAGCTTGTTACGGCGCAGTAAATCGGCAAACGCGTGGCTGAATGCATCGGGAGCCATGGGCCTCCCATCGGGACGGCAGAGAATTAAACCCTCGGATCTTTGATAGTTCCGGAGGACGCTGGTTGCTCCCGGCGGGAGGAAAATCGTCCTCCGGCTGGCTTTTGATTTCGGTCGCTTAATTAGTGTCCCTGCATTAACACGGGCGGCTGCCCACTTTACCGACACTGTTTCTCTCTGCAGGTCGATGTCTTCCCAGCGAAGGGCCAGTATCTCCCCGCGCCGGAGACCGGTAAAGAGGGCGAGAAGAATCGGAAGGTATAAAACCGTTCCTGCTGCCGCAGCGAGTAACTGATGCGCCTGCTGTTCGTTGAGAATAACCACGTCTGCATCATCCGGCTTCGGCGGCTTGACCAAACCCACCGGATTTCGTTCTAACAGTCCATCATTAACCGCCTGCTGCAGAGCCTGATACAAGACGCGATGCAGGTGGCCAACACTGCAGGCGGATAAACCTCCCTTTCCATCTATCCGACCGGATTCTTTCATTTCCGAATAGAAAAGGCGAAGATCATTGGCGTTCAATTCCGAAAGGCGACGATTCCCCAGATGGGGAATCAGGTGATTGTTGACGTGTCGCTCGTTTGTTTCATACGTTGTGACCTGGACGGATGCCTTGACACCTTGAAGCCACCGCCCTAAAAAATCACGAACGGTTTCTTTTGTCGCGTCAACGCGGTGGCCTGATCGCTGCTGGGATCGAAGACGAATCTCTTCTTTCTTTGCTTCGGATTCCGTTTTGATATGAGGGCAACTGATCCACTTTTGAATGCTTTTTCCAGCAGCGTTTTTCGTTCCGATCCGAACATACCATGTGTTGCCTCGTTTAATGACCATCACCGGCCCTCCTTGATCTCTGTGACTCCTGTTGGATAACGGCAGGATTGTCACTTCCCTCTCGGGTATATGGACGCTTGCTTTAACCATCGGTTAAAATAGGTCGGGTGTAAACTTTGACGTTTGCCCTAGAGCCCGGATAAACAGAGTATGCAAACACGATGCCAATGGATCGGCCAGTTCGGACTCTCTACCGGTCAAGGCACGCCTCTCTCGTTAAAATGGGCATGATGGCACAAAAAACTTTCTCTGACGGATATCGATTCTCGGTCACCCTCAACGGCTCGCCTCTCGACGACGTCCTCTGGGCGGACGAGGAAACGGGGCAGGCCGAGGTCTACGAACACGCGTGGTCTCTGGAACAGCGCGGCCAGCGCGTTCCGGATTCCGATTCAGTAACTGGCTACCGCACCTTCATCGTGCGCGGCGACATCCGTATCATCGATGATCAACCGCCCGCGCAGCCCCCTCTACCGATCATGGACCCCTGGTCTGGATGGATGCCGTCCTGATGCGCACCTTCGGTGTCGACGTCGCCCGCGAGGGCGGAGATAAGTCTTGCTGCATCGTTCGCGAGGATAACAAGGTTCTCCTGATCGATGCATGGACGAAATCGGACATCCCGCAGTCGGCCGACCGGGTGGAGCGGCTCTATCGTCGGTACGGAGCCGAGCAGATCATGGTCGACTGCGACGGGTTGGGAGTAGGCGTTCATGACATCCTGCGGCAAAAGGGCCTCCCCGTCTTTGCCTTTCACGGACAGGCGCGGACTGAACGGAAAGATTCCAGCGGCGAGCTGGGATTCAGTAACATGCGGTCGCTTGCCTGGTGGAATCTCAGGCAAATCCTTGACCCCCACAAAGGGTTCAACCTCATCCTCCCCAAACATGACGGGCTGCTCGGCGACCTGACCTGTCCTCGGTGGGACGTCCAGAATCAGAGAATTAGTATTGAAGCAAAAGAGCAGATCAAAAAACGGCTGGGCCGTTCCCCGGATTTCGGAGATGCTCTCGCCTACGCTTTCTGTCCGATGGAGGGAGCGAACTTCGAGGAGAACTTTCGCATCCTGACCGCCGCGGACGTCGAGGCGTTGGCGCTTCAAAACCAGGCGAAAGAGCCGCGCACCGAGGAAACCCAACTCGACGCCATGCTGTGGCAGGGCGCCCACCAGAATTTTGATCTGTTCAGCGAATACTAACGGAGGAACTCAAAATCAAAGTTTACGTCTCGGGGCCGTATTCCGCCCCATCTGTCGAAGAACGAGAGCAGAACATGAACCGCGCCGCACGAGCCGGCGCCCATCTCATGCTGCGAGGGCATACTCCCTTCGTTCCTCATCTTGCCCATGTGATCGATAGGGTCGCGCTGGGAATCGGGATGACGTTCAGTTGGGAAGAGTGGATGGAGTGGTGCAAGGTCTGGCTGCGCGAGTGCGATGCGTTCCTGTTCCTTGGCACATCGAAAGGTGCGGATATCGAGTTGGCCCTGGCCAAGGAACTAGGGCTGCCGATCTACACCCATCCCTCACAACTCCCTTTGGGAGGAGTCGCAGCAGATAAAGTTCCATCGAATGGACGACTCGTGCCCGCCAGCCGGAACGCCGATCTACAGGTAGATATCGTTCGCTTACCGCACGCGTGCGAGGAGCTGCCGGCTTACCAGACGGATGGGGCCGCAGCTATGGACCTGCGAGCTGCAATTCCTGAATGGCCCGAAAAGTATTTTATCTATCCTCAAGAAGTGCTCATGATCTCTACCGGTATCTGCGTCGCTATTCCATCAGGCTACGCCGGCTTCGTGCTCCCTCGTTCAGGATTAGCGACTAAGCACCGAATAAGGCTAGCGAACTCGCCCGGTCTTATTGATTCAGACTTCAGGGGTGAACTATTGTTGAGCTTGACCAACGAAGGACCTGGACCTTTCTCGATATGCCGAGGAGATCGCCTCGCTCAATTGATGATCGTGCCCGTGACCCGCGCCGTCTGGCATGAGGCGGAGCAACTCCCTCCGACCGAGCGGGGGCGGGGCGGCTGGGGATCGACCGGGGTCGCCGAGTAATTGGCACGCTCTTTGCATATCCCTTATGCGGCGGGGAAACCGCTGAAGTAACGGAATTGAACGATAAGATCCGTTAGTCAATGATCTCCGAACGATTTCAATTCACAATCGGAATGGCGGCGGCAGTTGGTCGTTCCCGTACCCTTTTGTGAAGCGAAACATACGGCAGCGCCTGGCCCCTCCAGGCAGCTAATGGACCGGACAAGGATCTCCGAGGCGTGCGAGCGGGTAGCGATCACTACCCGCTGCGCGCACCACCTAAACCGGTCGTATCGGGCCATTCGCCCGACTTTAGACGCTGCTTTCCGTCCTAACCAGGGACGGCCCAACCCAATCGTCACCATCACAGGAGTCTGAACAAAGTGGACGCCGCTTCCGCCATGCGCGACGCGGCGCAGGATGGCCGAGCTGTGTCTCTCTGGCGGCAGATGTGCGAATCTGCCGCCGTTGGAGACGACAGCGGTTATTTTTGCGCCCGAACTGCGCTCTACGAGATGTTTGAAACCTTGTCGTTCCACATCATCGCCCGCTTCTTTGGGTATCCGCGGGCCGACCGAGACGATCTGCGGCAGGAATGCCGTATTGCCGTGGTCGAAGCCGTCGACCGCTGGGATCCGCAGCGCGGTGAGTTTCCGGTGCTGCTGACCTATTACGTTCGCAAACGCATTCGCCGTTATCTGCGGAACACGGAGATGATCCGAAGGACGCACTCCGCCTTTGACAAGCATGGGCAAGAAACGAGCCAAGGGCGGGAAGGGGAGGAGACGGCGCCCATTCGCTGCACGTCTCTGGATGCGCCACTGGGCAATCCCATGAGCTATGAAGCCAGTCTGTTCGGACATCACGGCGACAAATCGATGGAGGAAATCGTCTCCGATGCTGACGCTGCATACGCGCGCATTCAGGATCAGACGGCCGTTGCGCAGGCTCTCGAATACCTGCCGCCGTTGGAGCGAGAAACTATTTGCCTGTACTTCGGGCTGGAGGGCCAGGAGAGCCATTCCTACCGCGACATCGCGCCGATCCTGGGCTGCAGCTATATGACCGCCAAGAACTACGTGGACCGGGCGCTGCCGATCCTCGCGGCAGCCCTCGAAGGCGTTCTGTGACCGCGCAGGACCGGCGCGATTGCCTCACCGCAGTCCTGATTGCCAAACGCAGCGAGGAAACCCTCCTGGGATGGGCCAGCCGCCTGACGACGGAACATCGTCGTCAGGTCCTGGCCCTCCTCGTGGCCCGCCTAGACCAACGCGCCGTAGACATCTGGCAGGACGCCTGCCTGTGCGCCGACGAAACCGCTTGAGAAAGAGGAGCGATGTTAGTGGCTATCCAGCATCAGAAGAACAGTAGATATGGCGACGTCACAGAGCTTCACTGCCCGGTGGAGTTCTCGCAGCAGGTGCGGCAGGTCATCCAGAGGGTGACGGGAGAGCATCCGGTTCCGGTCCCGATTTCCGAATGCATGGTCGCCTACTTCGTGAAGGGGCTCGACCTCGAAGAAGCCTGCGCCGTGCTGCGGATGATCACTGTCTTTGAGGAGGACCCTGACGAGATCGACCGCGAGACCATCGAGACAGATGTCCTGTTGGAACGCTGTATTCAGGCGCGGAAAGCAGCGGGCGGCACGTTTGACTTATCGGACATCGCCTGCTCCTGTCCCATCTGCACGAATCATCTGGACCCTCGCGAAGGTCAGAAATAGTAAGGGTCATTCGGTATTTCCTTAGACGTTATTATCGCTTCGAAGTGACTTTAATCAACGTAAGGAGAGTCGACATGATGCGATCACTCGAACAGGCGCAAAAGGAGTACGTCATCGCCTGTGATCTGGCCCGCAGTGCGGGCGTTGAGCACGCGCAGGCGCGCGTGGAGCTACTGACGGCCGAGCGGTCGGGGGACGACGAGCTGGTAGCTATCGCCGCCCTTCGTTCCGCCTACGCGACAAAACTCTGGGAGATGAAATGCCGGGAGCAGTCGGTGGCGCTCTCCCTTTACAACGACAAGCTCGTCGCAGAGATCAAGAAGCAGCGCCGGCAGGGAACGCCTGATCCAAACGAGGAGGGTTATCATCTCTGCTTCAAGCCGGGTCTGGAGTTGCCGGAGGCGCCCCCGTTTTGGCTGCGTTGAAACTGCGCCGGTGGGACCTGGCCCTTGACCTGGCGGTGGCGATCAATCTCCTCTTGTGGAAACGCGGCAGCCGCCAGACAGCGACCCTGAAAACGTTATTTCAAGGCAGAAAAGAGCAACATGTGGTAGGATCAGAAATGATTGATCAGGCAGAACTTACCGCGATTATCCGTTTACTATTGATGGGGCGCAGCCCGAATCAGATTGACGAGACGGCGGTGCGAACCGAGATGGAACATCCGAGCTTAGGAGCGAGACACTATGCCGCGTAAGCCACCTCCCGTTCCGCGCGGCATCTATCGGCCCGGCAAAGATATCAGCTATGCCCGCTGCGGCGCCTGCGGCGATGACTATGATGTCGAGATGATGCGCCCACTGGGGCGAACCCTGATTTGTCTTCTCTGTTTGAATCTGGCGCGGGAGCGACAAAAGCGGGATCTGCAAATGCGATTAAAGCGAAGGATACAGGATGCAGCAAATACAGAACATCGTCAAACTGAGCCCTGCAGAGCGGGCGGTGTTGAATGAGCTGTTGGAGCACGACACAGTAGCGCAGGTGGCCGACGCTCTATTCGTGAGTCAGCATACGGTGAAGTCCCATATTTATCATTTGTGTGGGAAGTTCAACGTGAATTCGCGACATCGACTCATGGTGCGGGCTTATCAGTGGGGCTATCTTGCCGTTGACGGAGACGACAATGCCAAACAATGAGCGTGATACAGCAGCGGAAGAAGAAAAGCTTATTGAAGCGTACGACAGTGTAAACTATCGTGCGGAAAACCTCATCTTCGGAGACCGGAACAAGACGTATGGTCATCCTATCGACGATTTCGCCACAACGGCAGAGTTCTGGACGACGTGGGGACAGGCCCGCGGTTTGTTGAAGCCGGAAGCAGAGTATGTCCCCGAAGACGTGGCCATGATGCTGAACCTGATGAAGATAAGCCGGGAAAGCAGAGTCCACGGTCTCGACAATATCGTTGACGGGCCAGGATATTTTGGCTGCCTCGGCCGCGTGATTGCCGAGCGAATGCGGCGCGGATTGGGCGCGGCGTACTCGCGGTTGACGAAACGTCCATGGGAATAGGCTGCATGGAAGAATGCGAGATTGACCCGGTGGAGAATGAGGAGACTGTTCAGGAAGAAGCCTTTCGCTGGTCAGTGATCCAGGGCGACTGCATCGAAGTGATGAGAACGTGCCCCGACAACTACGTAGACTCGATGGTTACAGACCCGCCGGCTGGCATTGCGTTTATGCCGGGAAAGGCAGATTGGGACTGCTTCCGCAGGCGACACAACCCGAAAGATGTGGGACGAGAAAACGTCTTCGGCCGCACGTCGGAGCACGCTCCGCACTCATACGGCGAATCAGAGCGAGGGAACTTCATTGCGTTTATGACCGAGGTGATGAAAGAATCCTGGCGAGTAGTCAAGCCAGGAGGACATGCTTTCGTCTGGGCGTTGCCGCGGACGTCACATTGGACGGCGATGGCTTTGGAGGACGCAGGCTGGGAAATTCGAACCGTAGTTCATCATCACTTCGGATCGGGCTTTCCCAAATCGGCCGATATTTCCAAGGCGCTGGACCGAATGGCTGGAGCCGAGCGAAAAACAGTTGTCGGTTACGGACGGGGAGGTGCGGCTCTTGCGTTTGCCGGCGATAATCCACGCCCATGGCACGCACGACAGGTTGCCACAGGAGGGGTCTATGCCCACACCGCTCCAGAGACCGAATCAGCAAGGGATTGGGAGGGATTTGGAACCGCTATTAAGCCGGCCACAGAGCACTGGATTCTCTGTCGAAAGCCCCTCTCGGAATCAAGTATCGCCCGCAACGTCCTCAAGCATTCGACCGGAAGCTTGAACATCGATGCTTGCCGCGTTCACCGTGACGCCGACGACGTGCCTGGTTGGCACGAGAGCGGGGCCAAGGGGAGTAAGGGTTATCAAGGCGAGGATACGTTCAAGATCCACGACATGAGCCCGGAGGAGATTCAAGAGCGATGTGGCGATAAGGGGCGCTGGCCTCCCGACCTTCTGCTCTCACACAGTGCCGACTGCAAGGAGGCCTGTTCGGCTGATTGCCCGGTGGCAGAGCTGGACCGGCAGAGTGGTGCAACGAAGAGTTCAGGCAAGACGCGTAAGGGATCAGGAGAAACCAAATCAGGATCGGTAAGTCAAGGAGGTGGATTGATGGCTGATCTATCATTCACAGACTACGGTGACTTCGGCGGCGCCTCCCGATTCTTTCCGACGTTCCGCTATCAGGCGAAACCCTCGCGTTCCGAGCGCGAGGTTGGCTGTGAGGATTTGCCGACTGCCGTCCTGAATCGGGTCAATCCTGGCGGTCTTGAAAACGAGCCCAGATTTGCTCCAATCAAGGTCAAGAATAACCACCCAACGCCAAAGGGGATTGAACTCGCCCGATGGTTGTCTCGCCTTATAACTCCGCCTGGCGGAATGATCTTGGACCCATTCGCTGGAAGTGGCTCCCTTGGCTGCGGCGCTCTTCTTGAAGGTTTCCGATGGGTGGGAATCGAGCAAAATGAGGATTACTGCGCCATTGCACGGGCGCGTCTTCGCTATTGGGACGTCAAGTGCCAATGCGAGAAGTCGTAATCTTCTCGGATGGCGGCTGTAATGGCGCCTCCTCTCGCGAACATCCGGTCGCCATCGGCGCCGGCATCGTGGCCCTGTGCGAAGAGTTCAGACAGGAGTGGGCCATCCCTTTAGGGACAGGGACGAGCCAGAAAGCCGAGATACTAGCGGTCAAGACGGCCTTGGAACTCCTGACCGACCGTCGCCAGCTTTCCGTTCTTGTCGTCTGCGATTCGCAGTATGTGGTAGGCGCTCTTACGGACTACACTTGGAAGTTGAAGTACAACCGCAGTCTCATTCTATCAACCAGGACATTAATCCGATCATTCGGTGGTTTTAGAATAAAATGGGTGAAGGGGCACGCTACGACCAAAGAGAACGTCCGCGCTGATTATCTGGCGGCGATAGCCTGCGGAAAGAAGACATGTCCGACCATCACGCTGTCCTTACCGGTGGAGTATGGTGTCCTAACAACGGGAAACTACCCGCCCGCGCCGAATCCGATGTCTACCTCACCCCCAAAGCCGTAGTGGAAGTCGCCCTTCAGTTTCTGAAAGAACAAGTCGACGACGGAAGTTTGTTCTCCGATTGGACGTGGGACGCCGGCAGCAAGCGCCCCTGGCGCATCCTCGATCTGGGAGCCGGAGAGGGCGCGTGGGGCGAGGCTGCGCGTGAGCACTGGCCCTCGGCGTTCATTCACGGGGTAGAACTTAGGAGGGTAACAAAACCGGCTTCCTATAGCCTGTGGTCTATCATTGATATGCAGGAGTGGAATCAGTGTTATGCGGCTCAGCCGTTCGATATCGTGATCGGCAATCCTCCCTATTGCCTTGCCGAGCAAGCGGTTCGCATTGGATTGGAGCGGGTCCGTGATGGCGGCTACGTAATGCAACTCCTGCCGATCACTTTCCTGACGTCGCAGGGTCGGCGCGACGGTTTGTTCAAAGAATACCCTCTGTACTCTTACGCGCAGTACTCGCAGCGCATCAGTTGGACCGACAACGGCAAAACGCCGCCGCGCGATCATGCGTTATACCTTTGGAAGAAAGGCTGGGGCGGTCCTTGGGAGGGACATTTCCTGCCCAACGCAAAATAGTCGCCTCCAACTTTGACGAAAACGCGTTGCCTCTTATAAACTGTGCATGTAGACACCTTGAAGATCCTGTGAACCTCATCTTGACCCACTGCGAGGCGGGTCATTTCTTGGGCAACTAGCTTAAAGAAAGCGTCCGGACTCCCTGCCGGAAGACGAGGGGGCGGTACCCTCTAGCCCACAAATATAGATCGTGGCAGAAACAGGATGTTGCGTGATTAGAAGGAGACTGTTTTGAAGCTTTCCCTTGTTGCGGTTGTTTGCGGGCTGTTCTTCCTGATGTGCGGCGCGTTTACGCAGACGGCGATGGCGGACTCGAAGCCGATGAGTTATGATCTGACCCTCGTTCTCCGTTCGCCGTTATGGAGCAGCCGGGATGGCTATGTTGATAATTACCGGACGACGGAATTCGGCGGGATGTTGAAGCTGAATAACGTCATCGCCAGTTTGCCGCGCCTCCATCCGTTCATCTCTGGTATGCACGCCGTCGGCGGATGGAATACGATCTTCGACGCCAAGAATGAGTTTCAGGCAGGTGCGGATTGGGATCTCGGTTGCGGGTTTACGCTCTCCAGTTGGTATGACAAGCACCTCACCAAAGACGTGGACCGAGTTTTCGTTGCGATCAAGTACGGAACGCACGGCATTTTTTAGCCGTTAGACGTAGAAGGCCGACTGGTATTCGCGAGGTTCGATTCCTCGCCGGCCTTTGGAAGCCAAACCAAAGGAGGCGGCAGTATCCCGGCCATCCGGGGAGAATCTGGCCGATATGGAGGCGCGGTTTCCATTACAGGGGAAGCATATTTCGCGAGGTATGCAGACTAGCCGGATTGATCCCCGGTCTCTGAGGGCGGTGGACAAGAAACAAGAAGCCGTTGCTACTCGCCCCTGTTTGGAGCGTTAGCGCAGACGGACTGCGCATGGTTTAGGGGCACCTATCCCTGATGCCGGGATGCCATTGATCGAACTGAACTGCAGCAAGGGAGATCATCTGGGTCGGCTCCAGAACGCTCCATTAAATGATTAACCGGAGGTGATGCGATGAAGTAGCATTCATTTAAAAACGAGGCATGTTTAGGACAATTCACGCCTGGAGAAGCAAGCAGGGCTGTCGCTTCGGGGCGACAGCCCTGATTAAAAGGAAAATGGACGGTGCGTAGACTCATTTCGTATTGTCACGGGGTGGTCCGAAGGATGTTTTGTCGCCATCCAGAACGAGAAATGATAGCCATCGAGCGCCACCTAGAAAGTTATCAGCGGTTCGGTCGTTATGAATGTCCTGACTGCGGTGATCGCTGGTTGTCTGTTGAATTGCCAGAAACCGTTTACAGACAACGGCCCTGGTAGTTATTGATTACGGAGCGGCAGTAAGCGGTACTGATGTGCATTTGTCAGCGTGAACTAGGCCGGGCAGCCGCATGTTAACGCACTCGCTGGTTCAAATCCAGCCCGCTCCTTCCCCGAAAGGGGAACGTGGAACCGATCTGATCATAATCAATCTCCTTTTGGGAGGCGAAATCCTCCCATTTCTTGAAGCGACGGGCTTTGGTCAGCTCATGCGACGGCATTCCAGGTTCGATTCCTGGGCGCTTCCTCCGGCAATCAAGCCGGGCTCTGCCCTTTCCTCATTGCATATCCCTTTTGTTCGGGGAGGAGAAGTGCTCTCTCCTCCTCTTTTTTTATGTCCAATATTCATGACGAGTTAACGATAGATTGTTCGGCGCCACCTGTGCGGCGTTCCTCGCCTCCCAAGAAGGCGGCTCCTAAGCCAACAGGGCGCAGCGCCCCCGTGGCCCTGACGGCGAAGCCCGTTCCTCCTCCGGACGAATGGGACAGCGACGGCAAACCCGCAGAGTTGGGCTCGATTGAGGAGCTGCAGAACGCGCTGGTGTCGAAGCTGACCTTCGCGCTGCAGACGGCGCTGCGCGAGCCACTGGAGACCGAGACACCCTCCTGGCGCTGGACACGAGTGAGCCTGCTGTGCCGACGGTGCATGGCGATAGCGGATCGACTTGAAGAGAAGGTCACGCCAAAATGAGATGCGCGCGCTGCGGGCAGTTGAGGTCCAATCTCGTATCCTATCCGTGGGAAGGGTGGAAGACCCATTGGCAAAACGGAATGTTTTGGATTTGTCCGGACTGCTTAAATGAACTGTTGGGTTGGTGGCTAGACCTGACCAAGACGATGCAGTCTCCGGATCCTTCTAAACTCAATCAAAATAAACGATGAAAATCACCTGCCAATCACAACACCTAAAAGAGATTCTGAAACTCACTGCCCGAGGGGTGAAGAAAACATCCCCTATCCCCATCCTCCAGAATGTCAAGCTTGCCACAGACAACGATCTCGGGCTGACTTTGACGGCCACTGATTATGATCTTGAGATAACGTGCTGTCTGGGCTGCAACGTTCAGGAACCCGGAGCAGTGACTGTTCCTGCCCGCCAGTTTCTGGAAATCGTCGGCGCTGCGGCTGGACCGGAAGTCACCATCACCGCAGACGAGAACCTGCAAGTCCAGATCAAGAGTGCTCGCAGTCGTCACAAGCTCTACGGAATCAATCCAGCAGAGTTCCCGTCTCTTTCGGAAACAAAGGATGGGGAAGGGCTCATTTTGCCCGTCAGCCTCCTGCGGGATATGTTCGCGAAGGTCCTTCACGCTGTCAGCAAAGACGAAACTCGGACGGGAATGACCGGCGCCCTGCTGATGGTAAAGGGCAATGGCGCACGAATTGCGGCTACGGACACCTACCGTCTGGCGGTGTACGACATTGGCTTTGAGGGTGACACAGGTCGCGAGTTCAGCGCCTTGATTCCCAAACGGACGCTGACCGAAATTCTTCATTTTCTTGCTTCCGACGACGAGGAGGACGAGATTGAGGTGCGGGTCGATGAACAGCAGATCGAGTTTCGAACCCGGCTTTACACCGTCAAGAGCCGCTTGCTGGCGGGCCAGTTCCCAAACATCGATAAGGTCATCGATCTGGTTTGTGACAACAAGCATGATGTGATCGTTCCTCGCCACCCCTTGATCGAGGCCCTGAAGCGAATGGATATCGTGGCCCGCGATGACGCCCACCGGATCAAGTGGGAGGTGGCCGGGAGAACTCTGTTTCTCTCTGCACACGCATCAGATCTCGGCGAGAGCGGAGAGGACTTGGAGATTTGTGATACCTCGCCTCCCGAAGGCATGTCGATCTGGTTCCGCGCCGATCAGCTGTTAGAAGCCCTGCAGGCGTTCGATGGCGATACGGTGACGTTTGCGTACCAATCGGCAAAGCGGCCCGTTAGCCTGTTCCCTTCCGACGGCGCTTACTTCGAGGTCCTCATGCCTGTCGTCGCCCCGGAGGGATGACGTGTGATAATGGAAACGACGCTGCAGGATGTCTATTTCTTTAGTTTGCCACACGGGCTTTTAACCCAAGTAGACTTGGACATTTACGAACGTTGGAAGCGTCACTCATGGTGCCGAGCCCGCGTGGGATATGTGGTAAGACGAGTTGCTGGAGCATCGAGGCAATCGCATATTGTTTATCTCCACAGGGAAATCATGAAGCCTGAACCTGGACAAGAAGTTCATCACATATCAGGAGACAAACTTGATAATCGTAGACAAAATCTAGTGGTTATCGATGCCGTTGAGCATCAAACACATCATGGTCATGTCTCCGGTCCGATGACGGGCAAGTATAAGGGTGTGTTTTGGGCAACGAGAGAAAGAAAATGGATCGCCCAGATTAAGCACCGCCAGAGGAAGATATATATCGGTAGTTTCACAACACCCGAGGAAGCAGCGATTGCTTATGATCGTGTAGCATTTAGGTTGTTCGGAGAGGAATGTTATCTTAACTTTGGTAATCCTAATGGGTAAACGAGCATCAATTGAGTTCAGATGCTGTGATTCTACCCAAGGTTTATTGAATTGCCCCGCAGGTTCCATAGATGTTATTGTGTGCTCGCCCCCGTACAATGTCGGGACTGATTACGGCCAACACAAGGACAACGAAAGTCGTGGCGAATACCTTATTAACATGGCGACGTGGGGTCTGGCCGCGAGACGTGCCCTCAAAGAGGATGGCAGTCTGTTCTTGAACATCGCGGGCAAGCCCTCTGATCCGTGGATTCCCTATGATGTTCTGAACAGCTTGCGCGAACCATTCGTCCTACAAAACACGATTCATTGGATCAAGTCTATCGCCATCGATGGTAAAACTGTCGGCCACTACAAACCGATTAACAGCCCTCGTTACCTGAACCAGTGTCATGAATTCATCTTCCATCTGACGAAGACAGGGCAAGTCGCACTTGACCGGATGGCGATGGGCGTCCCGTACGCGGACACCTCGAATTTGCATCGCTGGGAAGGCGCCAAGCAGAGTGAAGTTCATTGTCGAGGAAATTGTTGGTACCGCCCCTATAAGACGCGGCAGGAGAAGAGTGTTCACCCCGCCGAATTCCCGGAGACGCTTCCGGACTCCTGTATTCGTCTGCATGGAGTTCCTGCTGAGAATGGCTCGGCGTTCGTTGTCTGCGACCCGTTCTGTGGCACGGGTGCGACGGCCTGGGCCGCGGCCAATCTGGGTCTATCGTTCATCGGATTTGACATCAACCGGGAGTATCTGGAAGAAGCGATGCGGCGCCTGCAAGCGATTGGCGTGACCGCCGACCTGAAATAGGGAGAACAAGGATGCTGCGTTGGGAAGACACGCTGCCGGACGATGGATCGGAGATGGAGCCACATGAACGGAACGTGCAGTCAATCCCGACCAGTTATCCCTGTGGCCGGTCCCTCCTGAACAAAGAGGATGAAATGCGGCTTTGCAGCCGCGCCCAGGAAGGCGACGAGGAAGCCCTTCGGCAGATGATGGAGGCGAACCTGCGGCTCGTCATGTCCATCGCCCGGCGTTATCGGGGACGCAGCATGGTCTACGAAGACCTGGCCCAGGAGGGGATCATCGGCTTGTTGACGGCTATCCAGAAGTTTGATGGAACGAAGGGTTTCCGGTTCAGTACCTATGCGACGTGGTGGATACGCCAGGCGATTGTCCGAGCCATCGAGAAGAACGACCGGATGATCCGTCTCCCCATCCATGGCTGCAACGCGGAGCGGAAGATCAATCAGGCCGAGAGAGAACTGGAAGGGCGGCTGGAGCGGTCCCCGTCCATCGAAGAGCTGTCGATTGAGACGGGCCTCTCGCGCAACATGGTACAGGCTCTGGCCTTCCTGGGGACGGACCCCCTGTCGCTGGATGTATTGATGGGCGAAGACGTCGACACTCCCTTCGTGGAGATCCTTCCCGATCCGGCCGCTATCGACCCGGAAGATAACTCCCTCCGTTCGGCGATGAATGCCGAACTGGTCGATGCCTTCGAGGGTCTGTCGGCCAAGGAGCGGTTCGTCATCGAGCGCCGGTTCGGTTTTGCTGATGGCGGCGTGTGGACTTTGCAGGATCTGGCCGCGGAACTGAAGATGTCGCGGGAAGGCGTGCGCCACGTCGAGGGCCGGGCGATCAAGAAGCTTCGCAGCAACCTCGCCAGCAGCTCCCTGTTTCCCTACGCGGCCGACGACGCGCGGTGATGGCGACCCTCCTCTCCCCGCAGGCCCCTGTCCCGCTGCAGGACCCCGGTGTTTCCGTTGTCAACCGCGTCGGCGTGGCCCCGGATGCTGTCGGAAACCCCATGCTCTGTTATGCCGGCGGCCAGAAGCAACTGGCCCTTCTCGGCGGCGTGCCGGGAGCGCGGCGCTGGTACGAGTGGGATTGCCTCGCGCTGCCCGCGAACCGTACGAACGTCCTCCTCATCGAGACGGTGGGGCGCGTCGAGGAAGCGACCGACGAGTACGTGGCGCTGCGAAACGAGATGCTGGCTGCGCCGCGGCAGTATGCGCACCTGTATCCGCCGACGCCAGAAGGAGAGCCCGAGCCCTTTCCGCATCAGGTGGATGCTTTCGCAGTGGCGTGCGAGGCATTTGCGCGAGGCTTTGGCGGATTCGGAGTCTGGATGGAACAAGGCACAGGAAAAACTCGCCTCGCCTGCGACATGATCCGCTATCACTGCCATCGCGCTGCAGTCGTGGTCGTCCAGAACTCCACCATCCTGCAGTGGAAGGATTGGCTGGAACGCATCTGCGGGGACTTCGAGATTCGCCTGCTTACTGGATGCTCGATGAAGGCGCGAGCGGCGTCCATTGACGAGGTGACCCGAGGCACCCAGATGTTTGCTCGGCCGGTTGTCTTCGTCCTTAACTGGGAGTCCTTGTCACGATTGCAAGACGCCCTGATCCGGTTGAAACCGGAGATGACGATTCTGGATGAATCGACTCGCGCCAAAGAGAGAACCTCCCAAATGGCCAAGGCGGCGCACCGCATTGGGGCGGCATCGCGACTGCGGATTGCCATGAGTGGGACGCCGCTCGGGAATTCGCCCGGTGACCTCTGGAGCGTCTATCGTTTCCTCGAACCCGAGCTTTTTGGTCGCTCTTACTGGGCGTTTATGCGCACCTATTTCTTGCTGGGCGGGTTCAGCGGAAACGAGTTCACCGGGTTTAACCCCATGCAGATCGGGTCTTTCATCGGAAAGCTTTACAGCCTTGCCTACCGCGTTACGAAATCCACGCTGCAAAACATGCCGGAGAAGAACTACGAGGTCGTCAACCTGAAGATGAGCGACCAGCAGCGCAAGCTTTACGATCAGTTGGAGAAGGACCTCTATGCTCGCCTCGTTCAGGAGGACGGAACGGTCGGAACACTCTCCGTGGCGAACGCGCTCGTGCAGGTGACCCGACTGCAACAAATCAGTGCTGGCCTGTTCCCTATGGACAACGATAGCGGCGAGCGGTCGCGCTGCGTTCCCATCACCAGCGTTAAAACTGAATGGCTGACAGATTACTGTCGGGAAGCGATGGCGAACACCGACGTTCAGATCGTCGTGTGGTGCCGGTTCAGCGACGAAATTCAGTTAATCTGCCGGGCTCTGGACTCGGTGGGTCTCAAGCAGGAAGAGGACTTCGCCTTCATCGACGGTTCTGTGAAGACCACAGATCGGCGGAGGTATCAAACTCGATTCAACAACCGTGAGGATCGGATGCGGATTCTTGTGTGCCAGATTCAGGCGGTCGCGTTGGGATTCGATCTCCCAAGTGCCGACGAGATGATTTACCACACAAATTCATACAGTTTTCTTGACAGGGCGCAGTCGTTAGAACGCGGGCACCGGATGGGTAGAACGCGCCCGTACAGGATTATCGATTTGGTCTGCGAGAAGAGCATCGATATTGAGGTGCTGTCCGCCCTAAAGAGAAAGCAGAATCTTGCCGATACTTTATTGGTGGAAGGATTCGGGTCAGTTCACTCAAATGGCATTGATCTTGCAACTCCTTTAGTCGTAACGCAGCGGCGCTCATCTTAGCCCAGCAGCTCGGAGCGTTGCCCAGCGTAGCATATCAAAGCGCAGGTGGGGAGGAGTTCCTCCCCACACTTTTGAAACGGAGGTACCTAAAATGTTGTTGTCTGTGGAGTTAACGGGAACCCATCCCTTGATCATGGCGAACGCCCGCGCCGTCAACAAGTTTGACGAACTCGTGCAGGAGCTTGACAAACTGACGGGCAAAGGGTCGAAAGGTCGTACGCTGGAGGAACTCAACGACATCGCCGATCTCGAATTTGAAATCTACATGTATTATGATGATGCCGCTGGTCCTTACCTCCCTGGTGATAATTTGATGGCGTCTATTAAAGAAGGTGCCATTAAGTTCAAAAAAGGGATGGGGCCGAAAGTCGAAACTGGAGTTATCGTACTTACGGATATCATTCCCGTGAACTATAAGGGCTCCCGCGATATTGACGAATTCATTCATGATAAGAACTTTCGATTTACTACGGCTGTGGGTCAAGGAACAGGAAAAAAGAAAGTGCGTCTAATGAAGACGCGCCCGATATTCCAGTCATGGAGTATTCGAGCCGAGGTAGAATTGGATACGGAACAGATTGACCTTACAACCTTTGAAGAATCCGTCAAGACGGCAGGACGACTGTGCGGAATCGGGGGCTATCGACCCCGGTACGGACGCTATACAGCGACGGTGAAGAAGATTAAGCAGTAAGTGGCAACCAAGGAGGGACTAATTATGGAACAAACGCAAGACTCTGTTTACATGTCGAAGAGTGATCTCGTGTATGAGGTCATCAAGAATCTCGCCATCGACGAAACAGTTCCCTATTGCGTTCTGAATGCGGCTATTGATGGGTCAATCGAACGTAACCGAACCTGTCTATACGTGGCAATGCGGCGGCTCGGCAAAGAGAAAAAGCGCACGTTGAAGAATATTCCTAATGTCGGCTATCGGTGTGTCAGAGCTGAAGAGCATGAAGGCATCGCTCGCGGTCACCACGAGCGGGCTCGCCGCCAGCTTCGCCGCACCCGAGAGACACTCGAATCGGCGGATCGTAATCAGTTGTCCCACGAAGAGGCCAAGCGGCTCGACAACCTGACGATGACCGTGCGCTCGCAGCAGGCGGCAATCCATCGTCTGGAAGAGCGGCAGGCACGTCAGGAAAAGACGTTGCGACTGGTGGCCCGAAAGACAACGGTTACGGATACGAACGTGTCTGTTTTGGAAAAGAAGGTGATGGATCAGGCAGCAGAAATGCAGTCGATCAAGGAGACGTTAGGAACCTTGATCAGCGAAAAGAAGGCGGCGTAAACTGTCATCGTTTCACAGCCCGGCGGAGCTAAGCGCTGCAGTGCAGCGCAAAGCGCAGCGAAGCATAGCAAATAGGGAGGAGATCATCTCCTCCCTGTAACCCAACCAACGGACGTGACAAGTCGTCGTGTAATGGGGAGGCCGAAAAACTTAGCAAAGCACAGCACAGCACTGCATAGCGAAGCCAAGCGGAGCGGAGCGGTGCATAGCAAAGCATACAAAGACCCTCGACTTCGGTCGGGGGTCTCTTGTTTTGGCATAACTTGTGCATAATCATGAGTACCTCGCCAGAGCCGAGCAAAGCGAACCGCTCCATAGCAAAGCCGAGCAGAGCATAGCATACGAACGGGCCTGACGGTTTACGTCAGGCCCGATTTGTTTTTGTGTGCTCGGACTTTGACAATCGCCCGCGCCTCAGATAAACTGTAATCACCGCACTCCACTCTACTCCAACCCATCCCAAGTCTTCAATCATCACCGCGAGGAGGATTCGTCCATGGCCGCAGCGCCACCCAAGGCTGTACAACGGTTTGCTCGTCCGAAAACTGTCGACGAAGCGGTAAGCAATTATTTCAACTGTATCATTTACGGTAGGCCAGGATCAGGAAAAACGACAGCCGCAGCGACAGCGCCCCCGCCGATCCTCTTTCTTGACTGCGACCAGGGGCTTCTCTGTCTCAAAGGTATACCCGACGAGATGGCCCAGAAGATCGGTCTCAACCCCAAGGAGACCTACTTCGAGCCGATCCGCAGTATGGACGACATGCTTCAGCAGATACAGCGCGTGGCCCGCGAGAATGCGGCCAGCCCCGGATTCTGGAACACTGTGGTCGTAGACAATCTCACGGAGCTTCAACGCGTGCTGCTGACGGATATGCTGTCCGCGTCGGAACGTTCTATTCCCACGATTCAAGACTGGGGTGTCATTCTTCTTCGAGTGCAAAAGATTGTTCGCCTCATTCGTAACCTCCCCTGCCACACCATTTTCCTTGCCCACGAACGGGAAGATGAACACGGTATCGGCCCTGCTTTGAGCGGCCGAATCGAAGAAGAACTGCCAGGATATGTCGATTTGATGGCCCGGCTGACGGTGATCGAGCGCGAGGAGGACGATGCGAAGGGTGGCAAAACCATTCGTACCATTCGCCGCCTGCGCTGCCGCGAATCAGTGAGTCAAAAAGTTAAAGCCAAGTCCCGCTCCTTTCGTATCGGCGAGTGGGAGAAACCAAACCTCACAACGATCATCAAAAAGTGTCACAATCCCCAACCCTAACCAAGGAGAATCAAAACGAACATGGAAGACGGATTGACAGAACAAGACAGGCGGGATCTGGCCGAGCTAGAGCGGGCCAGCCGTTCGCCACGCGGCAGCGGCGGCACCGGCAACCTCGATGAGGTCATGTCTCTCGACCTCTCGGAAGCGGGCCGCATCGGCGTCATCTGGCCCGAAGGGAAACATCCCTTCGAGATTACGGGCGTCGAGAAGAAGGCCAGCCAGCCGCGCTTCAACGAGAAGACGCAGAGCATGAACGAGGGCGGCGTCCCGTACGCCGAGTTGCAGTTGACCTGCATCGGCGGCGATATGCGGGGTGAGGTACTCTCCGACCGCCTCATGCTGGCCGGCAAGGGCCTCTCCCGGTTTGTCATCTTCGCCGACGCCATCGGCATGTATGACAAAGAGAACAAGTCCTTCACGGGTAAGCTTGCCGACTTCATCGGCCAGCGCGTCTGGGGTGCCGTCGTGACCGAGAAGAGCACCTATCAGGGACGGCCGCGCGAGCGGTCCATCATTGATTTCGCCGGCTATGAGCCGATTACGGCCTACGCGATGCCGGACGGGGAAATCTTCGAGAACGATCCCGGCGACGACAACTACACCGAAGAGGAGCTTGAAGCAGCGGAGACAGAAGAGCTTCAGGCGGTCGTTGAGGAGCCCGTCGTTCAGGCCCCTGCGCCCGTAGCCCGTCCCGTTGCTCGTCGGGCCGTTGCGGCAGCCGGTGCGCCCGGCAACAAGCCCCCATGGAGCGTGGCTCGTTAATCTTACTCATCACAGGCAGGAGAAGAGGAACCAGGGCACCCGGTTCGCCGGGTGCCCTGACTATTAGAACGGAATGGCCCCATGGCTCGATTAGGCCAGCTAGTCAAAGAAAAAATCAGCAGAGAGATTGGCTACTCGAACTGGCTCAGTCGCTTCGTGGACATCGAGTACACCTCGG